AGCGGGGCAAGAAACAACTCCAACTGGTTTGTACATTAAACCAGACGGTACAAAAATGTATGTTGTTGGGCAAGCAAATGACACCGTGTTTCAGTACACAGTGCCAAGTGTTGAGATTCAACTAACTGGTACAACTTTTATCAACGGCAGCGCAACGGTGGCGCAAGACTTAACCGTAAACGGAAAATTTAATACTAGTGGTAACGTGCTTGTCACTTCCGCCGCTGGTCTCGGATACGGCACAGGCTCAGGTGGTACTGTTACACAGGCAACAAGCAAGTCAACAGGCGTAACGCTGAACAAGCCAGCAGGAAAAATTACAATGAATAACGCTGCTCTGTTGTCTAACACCAGTGTTATTTTCATACTTACAAACAGTCTTGTAGGTTCTCATGATTTAGTGCTTGCAAACACAGATGGTTTTTCTAATTACACAACGGACTGTGTTGCAGTAACTGGTTCTGGAACAGCTTACATTAGAGTAACAAATATTTCTGCCATTTCATTATCAGACGCAGTTGTAATCAATTTCGCAATCATCAAAGGAGCATCTTCATGATTTATTTAGCAGCAGTGTGTCACGACATTAAATCTAACACCTTAGAAGCCACATGGCTAGAAAAAACGGAAACGGAACTCAAGCGAGTAAAGTGCCGCAACTACAGCGTAGAACAGAAGGACGAGTTCCTTGCTGACTGTGGTGCGGATGGTCAGAAATATACAGACTTAGCAGGATGGTAATGGACAAGCCAGAAATTGACCCTGTACGCTACGGCGTCCTTTGGCAGAAGGTGCAGGACTACGAGCGCCGTTTTGATGACATGAGCGCCAAGATCGACAAGATGGAGACATCTATTGAAACGCTGGTGGCACTAGCAAACCAAGGCCGTGGCGGTTTCTGGATGGGGATGGTCATTGTGTCCGCTATCAGCAGTCTAATGGGCTATGTAAGCCACTGGATAGGCAAGAGTTGATTAACTGTATTAATGGATAAATAACATGACTCCAGAGTTGCAAAGATATTATGAGGACAGATTTGATCTGTTTTCCATGCCTGGTTGGGTTGAATTGATTGAGGACGCCAACAAAATGTTTGAGGCACTTAACAATGTGTCCACCATTGCGGACGAAAAAAGTCTACAATTCCGCAAAGGCGAAATTTCCATCCTAACTTGGCTGATAACCTTAAAAGAGGTCAGCGAACGAGCATACGAGGATTTGAATGAAAAGAATGTATGAATTTGTCTGCTTATGTGGACAACGCACTGAGGCACTGCAAGTTTATGAGACTACCAGTGTGCTTTGTAAATGCGGGGGGTTTGCCACCCGTGTAATAAGCGCTCCGTCATTTAACCTTGAAGGTTGGTCTGGTGACTTTCCGTCCTCTCATGGACGGTTTGAACACCGGCACACCGAGAAGTTAAAAGCGGAGCAAAAAGCCAACTCATAAGCATTATGCCGAGTTGAATTATCCTACAACCATTTTGGCAGGAAACCGATATGTTGATTGATGAAACCACAGAGCCGCTAGGCGAACTCGAAATAGAAGAAACTAAAAACGAACTTCCTGAGAAATACAGGGCTAAAAGTTTGGAGGAAGTTGTACGAATGCACCAGGAGGCTGAAAGGCTGATTGGTAAGCAGGCCCAAGAGGTCGGCGAAGTTCGTAAGTTAGCTGACGAGTTAATTAAGCAAAACCTTGGTGGAAGATCGCAACCTATCAAAGAGGAAGAGCCTGAAGTTGACTTTTTTGAGAATCCTCAAAAGGCAGTTCAAACAACGATTGATAGACATCCCGATGTTCTCGCGGCCAGACAAGCTGGTCAAGATTTCAGACGGATGCAGATTCAGCAAAAGCTGGTGCAGGATCATCCCGACTACTCTCAAGTGGTCAATGATTCGGAGTTCCATAATTGGGTGAAATCTTCACCTATAAGATTGGGACTCTACGCAAAGGCAGATGCAGAGTTTGACTATGATTCTGCGAATGAATTGTTGTCCACTTTCAAGCAACTGCGCGGTGTTAAGACTAAACAGTCGGATCAGGTAAATGATGCCATTCGGACTAAAAGTATGAAAGCAGCGCAAGTTGATGTTGGTGGTTCTGGAGAGAGTTCTAAACGAGTCTATCGAAGGGCCGATCTTATTCGTCTGAAAATGACTGACCCTTCAAGGTATGAAGCGCTGAATGATGAAATACTCGCAGCCTATGCCGAGGGCCGTGTTCGATAATTTAACTGGAGTTTAATCATGGCATATCCTACCCCAGCGGTAACAGTAACTACCGCAGAAAAGTTCATCCCAGAAATCTGGAGTGATGAAATCATAGCCGCTTACAAGAAAAACCTTGTTCTGGCTAACATCGTAATGAAGATGAATTTCAAAGGTAAGAAGGGCGATGTGGTTCACATTCCCGCACCTACCCGTGGTTCAGCTTCAGCGAAATCGGCATCCACTGCCGTTACTCTGATTGCCGATACGGAAACAGAGATTCAAGTGTCTATTAACAAGCACTTTGAATATTCGCGTTTTATTGAGGACATCGTTGAAGCACAAGCACTAAACAGTTTGCGCCAGTTCTACACTGCTGATGCAGGCTATGCGCTTGCCAAGCAAGTAGATACTAGCCTGGTTCAATTGGGTCGTGCATTTAACGGTGCTACTGTCGGCACTAATGACTATGCAACAACCAATACAAGCACTAAGGCTTTCATTGGCTCTGATGGTACTACCGCTTATAACAGCACTAGTTCAAATGCAGCCGCTTTGACCGATGTTGCTATCCGCAGAACTATTCAGCGTTTAGATGACAACGATACCCCAATGGACAATCGCTTTTTCCTGATCCCTCCATCGAGCCGTAATACGCTGATGGGTCTTTCCCGTTACACGGAACAGGCTTTTGTGGGTAATGGCAATGCAATCCGCACTGGTGAAATCGGCAACCTGTACGGCATCCCCGTGTTCACTTCTAGCAATGCTGATACTGCCTTTGGTAATACCCAAACAGATCGTATTTGCTTGATGGGTCACAAGGACGCGATGGTTCTGGTTGAGCAAATTGGTATCCGTTCACAAACTCAGTACAAGCAAGACTACCTTGCCACTTTGTTTACGTCTGATACCTTATATGGTGTTGCAGCACTCCGTGCAGCCGCTACAACTGGTGCAGCTTTGTCCTCTAGCGCATTTGCGTTGGCAGTGCCAGCCTAACCCCACGCCCCCAGCAATGGGGGCATTACTTTTAAGGAGTTAGAAAATGGCTGCTGCAACTGCAATTACTGCCCGACAAGGCAATGACCAATTCCGTGGTGTCTTTAGCGACACATGGGAAGTGATTTGTACCTTAGACACAGCTTCCGTAGCGGATCAAGCCGCTGCAACTGATACTGTAGCTGTCCCTGGCGTTGTCTTGGGCGATATGGTGATTGCCATGTCTGCTGGCGTTAGCGAGGCAGGGCTTGTTCGCCGTGCTTATGTTTCCGCTGCTGGCACTGTCACTATCGCAACGACCAACACGACTGGCGCTGCGGTTAACTTGGCATCAACGACCATTAAGTTGGTCATCGTTCGCATGGTTTAAATACGGGGGGGAGTCTAGGCTCCCTCCCTATTTTGTTAGGAAAATTATGGCAACTTTCCGCTGCTTACAGTCTGGAAACACTGTAACTTTTACCCAAACAGTAGACATTGAATCAATGCGCGGGCATCAGGGCTATGTTCGTTTAGATGATACGGTACAAGTAGAATCTGAAATAAAGCCTTTGCCAATGAAAGCACCACCCAAGAAAATGGGTCGGCCCCGTAAATCAACTATTTAGGATTAAATCATGTACGGAAAATCACCAAAAATGGGCAATTCAAAAATGCCTAAAGCTATGAAGCAAAAATCCATGCCCATGACTATTATGGTCGCCGTTAGTAAGCCCAAGAATGCGCCTGTTAGGGGTGAGCGCACAGCCACTACCATGATGAAGAAAGCCAAACGAGGCAAGTGATGAAAAACCAACCTCACTATTTGCCTGATGGGAAGCTGTACAAAGGTGATACACATAAATCTGGGTCAACCTTAATGACTGGTGCAAAGCATACTGCTAGTAGCAAAGTTTTGACGCATACACCTACAAAGAAGGTAAAGAAAAAATGAAACCTGGACTTTATGCCAATATCAACGCTAAACAGGCACGTATTAAGGCTGGCTCTGGTGAGAAGATGAACAGGGTGGGGTCTAAGGCCGCGCCTACTGCTGCTGACTTCAAACAAGCTGCAAAGACTGCAAAGAAACCAAAAAAGGCAAAATAGATGAAAACTCCTGCCTGGCAACGATCCGAGGGTAAAAACCCAAAAGGCGGGTTGAATGCCAAGGGGAGAGCATCCTATAATGCTTCTACTGGTGGCGATCTTAAAGCGCCAGTAAAGTCGGGGGACAACCCTCGCAGAGCAAGTTTCTTGGCGCGTATGGCTGGCAATGATGGCCCTGAGTACGACAAGAAAGGCGAACCGACAAGACTGCTTCTTTCGTTGAAGGCATGGGGTGCATCCTCAAAAGCTGACGCAAAGGTAAAAGCCAAGTCTATTTCAGAACGAAATAAGGCGAAGGCAAAATGAGAGCATTATCGGTTGGAGTTAGTCCCACAGCGGCAGTAGACACAACAGTCTATACCTGCCCTACGGGCTATTACGCCAAATTCACTGTAATGTATATACACAATACAGGTGGGTCTACCAAGCATATAACTGTTCAATGGTTTGACTCTAGTGCTAACACCACGCTTGATATTTTGACTCAATACGATTTCACATCAAAAACCTATTTGCAGTTTGATGGCAACGCTTACATTGTGTTTGAAGAAGGTGACAAGTTAAAAATAACTACTCAGGCAGGAAGCTC